ATGGACAAGTGCGTCAAAATGATCTGCGAGGAGTACGGGCTGTTCGACGCAGAGCACAATTGGGGCGGCGAGAAGAAGGGCCTCGTTGGTCTGTGGGCGGCTGCTCGTCGCGAGATCGCCGACAAGGCCAATGATCTCATCGGTCGCGCGGAGCGGAAGAAGAGAGAGGCGCAGAGGAAGAAGCAGACGGCGGACTCCGCGTTCGACGACGACCGTCCGACGCGCGTGCAGTTGGACAAGTCGTTCGGGGTGCGGCGGAGACGCGCTCTCATCGTTCATCGGAGAACACGGTAGGGGTGAACTATGCCGTCTGCCAGATCCGGGATCCCCATCTTCCTGACTCAGGAGTCGTACGACGATCAGATCGTCAAGCACGGCCAGTGGGTGAGGTGGGTCCGGTCGCAGACGTGCCCTTGCATCTTGAGCGAGACGAACCAGCCGGATCCCAACTGTGCGAAGTGCAATGGTCGGGGACGGCTGTTCAGCTATCAGAAGGAACTCGACGTCATCGGGGAGAACAGCGCGCACAACCTCTCCGAGGTCGACCCGACGAACAGCCCGATCCTGCGAGTGAGCGCGGTGCGTCGAGGACTGGGAGGGACCGACGCGTACACCGTGGACTCGTTCACGGACGACGAGATCCTCATCAGCGTCACCGACGACCTGCCGTACCTGCCGAAGCACTACGAGCGCATCGAGGTCGACTACACGTTCTCCGCGGAGCAGGACTACTCGGGGGCCGCGGTCTACCACTCCCACGGTCGCTTCACGGTCGCGTTGACACCCGTGCGCACCAGGAACCAGGAGCCGATCGTCGGCGAGGTCTCCACCGTGACGCAGCTACGCAACACGACAAAGGGCGTCACCTACACGGTCTCGTCGACGGCGCGCAACGAGATCTACGTCACGTTCGCGGATCCAGGTGACGAGCCGGCGACAGGAGACACGATCACCTGCGTCTGCAAGTACATCAACCCGTCCCTGTTTCTGCTGATCGGTGTGACCGAGCGGTTGCGCAGGGAAGAGCCGTGGATTGTGAACTCAGGCGAGGCGCTCCTCGTCGTCCCCTACAACCGCTACGTCGGGGTCGGGGACATCGTCACGCAGCTGGCAGGCTTCCAGAGGGGCGAGTCAGTCCTCCAGGTGTCGCACGACGACATCGATGAACTGCCCGCGTTCGAGGTTCGCGACATCGTGCGTATCGTGGACGTCGACACGGAGTACGTAAAGGACACGGACTACATCCTGTGGGGCCGGAACCAGATCAAGTGGATTGGGAACAAGCCGTCAGGGACGTACTCGGCGATGTTCTTGTATCACCCGACGTTCTCTACGGCAGCGCAGCGACCGATGCTGCGGTCGGGTGAGAACCTGAGACTGCCGCGGCGTCTCTCGCTGGAGGTCTACGACAAGGTCAACCCGAGGGCGGACGCAGAAGTACCGGTATTCTGATGGCGCAGATCATAGACCTGCGCAAGGCAACGAAATCGTTTCAGCCGTTGCTTGAGGCAGCGGAGGCGCTGTCGAAGAAGGACTTGCCGGCGACGCGGCACGCGATGCGAAGAGCCGCGGCCTACGTCGAGCAGACCTGGCTTCGGTTCGCGAGTGGTGCTCCTGTACCGGGAACCGGTCGAGACGTCACGATGCTCAACCTAGGGCCGCGCCTGCTGCAAGACTACCGCAACGGGGTCGGGAAGGTCCCGCTCGGGAAGTTCGACTGGCTGATCTTCAACGGTTCCGGAAAAGTGGCCGACTGGGTCGAGGACGGGATCCCGCGACGAGACCTCAAGGTGGAGGTCACGACCTGGCCGCGGCGCAAGATAGCGAAAGAGGGACACGCGTACGCGCACATCCCGTTTCGGCACAAGGCGGCGTCGGTGAAAGCGCAGATGCCTCGCGTTCGCGTGTCGCAGACGCAGGTCAAGGCGCTCACGCGGATGACCAAGAGCATGGTCACGGGTTTTCGCAAGGACGCTCGTGGAGTACGACGCGCGGTCTACCAGTGGGCTGATCGAGTGAAGCACGACCGGAAGCTGCGAACGCCAACTAGGTTTGCTGGCATGGTACGGATGGAAACGTCGACCGGTCGCGCGCGGAGTTCGACTTACATGACGTTCCGGACGGTGTCCGCGGCAAACAGTCCCGCAGGGTCGTGGGTCATTCCCCAGAAGCCGGGGTTCGCGATGGTGAGCACCATCATTCGAGAGACCGAGGCAGAGGTTGGTCGTATCGTACGTCAGGGCATTGACGAGGACATCGGTATTCTATGAGCATCTACTACATCTCGGAGCGGGACAACCTTCTCGAAGAACTCATCAAGGCTCTGCGGATTCACCTGCACGGTGATCCTGACGGGAACGAGGGTGACCTCGGGTTCCAGAATATGTACAAGAAGTTCGGGACGGTTCGAGTCAGCGCGACGCATCCGTTCGCGTTGATCAACTCATCGCTAGCGGCGCGTCGTCAGGTCCCGACAGGACTGTTCCCGTCGATCACGGTCGCGATACCGAGCGAGACGGACCAGGACGGTCACCTCAACTACGCGGAGGAGTACGAGAAGGTCACGGTTGCGATGGTGCAGGCGTGGCTCGACATCGATCCCAACCGTCGGCTCATCTCGACTGAGAAACTCGAGGAATTGCTCGCGGAGGTACAGGCGAAGACGGACGCCAGCCTCGACACCTGGTCGACGGTTCGGACGTTCCGGTACGGGCAGCAACTGGCGTTCGCGGTGTGGTCGGAGAACGACGAGGTAACACGATCGCTCTACCAGATCTGCCGGTCATTCAACAACACGCATCCGCTTTTCTTCGAGAACCTTGGGTACGAGAACGCGACTGACAGCGGATCCCCGACCGGTCTCTACAACACGGAGTTCGGTCGTGTCCTGTTTGGTGCGGAGTACACGCTATCGGGCGCAAACCAGACGATTGACAGGACGATCGACACATCGATCGACACGATACAGACCATCCGCCACAGCGTGGTGGGTGGTGACATCACATCCCCGTAAGGAGAAGCACCATGGCGAAGGACAACGAAGCAAAGGCCGAGGACCTCATGGAGGGTCTCGACAGCAAGCCAGCGAAGGCAAAGCCGAAGGCGTCCAGCAGCGGCGCTGTGAGTCTCGACGTGTACCTCGCGGACAACCCGCTGGACAAGTACGCCGAGGCGCTCATTCGACAGTCGCACGCGACTGAGCAACATACGGTTGGTGAGTGGGCCGACGTCGTCAAGACCGAGATGTCGCGCACCATCACCAGCGACTAGCCCAAGAGCCGTAAGGAGGCAAGCAGATGGGAGTCAAGACCGCAACATTTACGTCTGCCGGTCGGACGACGCAGCACAAGATACCGGGAGCAGTTTCGCGGTTCACGAGCGCGAAGGGTCGCGCAGGACTCGTGTCATCGTCGAATTGCGTCATCTTGGGTACGGCGTTCGGCGGCGAGCCGGGGAAGATCAACTACGTGTCGAATGCGAATGAGGCTGCGAACCTGCTGCAAGGGCAAGGGAACCTCCTCGAATGCATTCGCGAGTTCTTCGATCCCGGCAACGACCTGAGTCCCGCACAGGTGGGGATCTACAGGTACAACACCGCCGTGCAGGCGAGCGCCATCCTCACGAGTGGTGCGACCGCCAACAACGAGGTGACTATCCAGTCGAAGGACTACGGGATCCTCTTCAACCAGATCACCTACAAGGTGACGGCAGGGACGTTGGCCAGCAGCAAGAAGTTCACCGAAGCCTTCAAGGGCCAGGAGAACGTCATCGACAACATCATCCGCGCGTCGTTCACCATCCTTTACGATGGTACGCCGGGGGCGATGACGATCACGGTAGCCGCCGGTGTCGCTACGACGCTCGCTACGACGGTGACCGGGGGATCGGGCGGGAACCTCAGTATCACTCTGAGCGACTACCCGAAGGTCGATCAGCTGATTGCGTTCATCAACGCGCAGGCCGGATACACCTGTGTGGCGGTGTCGGCGAACGTGGCCAACGAGGATACCGCGGATTTGGACGCTACCTCGGGGGTGAGCATCGTGTCGTCTCCTTACGAGGCGCACAGCGACACTCAGGCGATGATCGAGGAGATCAACGACAAGTCGTCGTTCTTCGACGCGACCATCCATGCGGCAGCTACGCGCATAGCTCCGATCGACAACGTCGCCAGCCCTGCTTACCTCACCGGAGGGAGCGAGGGTAACTCGACTACGACGGAGTTCACAGCGGCTCTGCTCGACCTCGAAGACGAGGACGTGCAGCTGATCGGTGTGGCGGCAGAAGACGCGGCTCTCAACGCTCTGGTGACCACGCACGTGACCACCACGAACAGCGAGAGCGGGAAGCGTGAGCGGCAGGCTATCCTACCGGTTGCGGCGTCGACGATCGACACCGGCGTCACCGAAGCTGCCGGCAAGAACAGCTTCCCGATCTGCTACACGTACGGGAAGTACAAGCGGTACAACGTCAACGGCGTCCTCACGGACTTCACGTCCATGATGCACGCGGCGAAGCTGCTTGGCATCGCGGTTGCCGTGAGCCTCAACGAGCCGCTCACCAACAAGAGCCTCAACATGGAGGAACTTGTCGACAAGCCCACGATTGCACAGCAGAACGCGGCAATCGACGCCGGCCTCATCCTGTCCGCCCTCAAGGGAGACGGGACAGTACGTGTCGTGCGCCAGGTCACCTCCAGCAAGCTGGAGGATCTCAAGTACGTCGAGTTCTCGATGGTGCGCGAGATGCTGTTCATGTCGCGGGATCTGCGGACGGGAGCCGAGGCGCTCTACATCGGCAAGGCCGGGACGCCCAACGCGCTCGTCGATCTGGAGTCGTACTGCCGTGACAAACTCACGACGTACGAGAACACCGAGCAGATGCTGATCTCCGATCCCGACGACCCCACGGGGAACCCAGGGTGGAGAGACTTGCAGATCACGGTGAACGGAGACACGGTGAGGATCACGTGGGTCGGCAACATCGTTGCGCCGATCAACTTCATCTTCATCACTTCCTACTTCGACGTCCTCGTGCAGGCCGCGTAGGGAAAAGGGAAGGAGTAGAAGATGGGAAAGCGACTAGCAACAACCATTGCCGGCGGTGCGTGGACGCAGGTCACCGTTGACGGGGCGCCTATTGCGCTCGCGCAGGGAGCCTCGTACAGCGACGACTTCAACGTCCAGCCGCTTGAGGTTCTGAACCACCTTGGCCCGATATCGTACGAGAGCTTCGGCTACACGTGCGAGATCACCATCCGGCTGCTGGTGGCGAAGAACAAGGCAGACTTCGACAGCATCGCGCCGCTCCGCGAAGACGTCCAGAAGGCCGGCTTCCTGGAGGACCACGTCGTGTCGTTCGTGAACACGGCGACGGCGACGGTGCACAACGCGTTCTCCGGTGTGGTGGTAGGCCGCGTCGGTGAGAACATCGAAGCGAACCAGTTCGTTGCCGGCGACATCACGATGTACGCCGTCGAACGGCTCAAGTAGCACAACACGAACAATGAAGGGTAAGGGAAATGAGAAGAGTAGGGGAATCACTGGATGAGATGGAGGTACGTGTCGGCGAGTTGCTCCTGGGTCGGGAGGACCTGACCAAGAAGATCTCTACGACGCGCGGGGTGTTCGAGGTACGGATACCCGACCCGCTCACGAAAAGACAGATCATCGTAGACACTGCTCGGGGGCTTGGTGC